ATCCTATTGAAATTAATCTATACGAGAAAGGAGAAATAGATGACAATTGATTTTGAAAAAGATCAACAAGATGCAATGAAAAAAACTGGTAATATCCAGTCACTTGCAGATCAAGTTGAAAGACTAGAGGGGGTGGCTTCTGAAATAGAAGACACAGAATCTAGATTAAAATTATTAAAAAAGAAAAGAGATCATATATCAGGTGATATTATACCAACTATGATGTCTGAGATGGGTCTTGCAGAATTAAAACTGCATGATGGATCTCATCTAAAAGTTTCAACGTCGTATCGTGCTACCATAACGGAAGCAAATAAAGAAACGGCGTTTAACTGGCTTCGTGAAAATGGCTTAGGCGATATAATCAAAAA